TCCTCGTCGGTAGCATACATCTGATTGCCAGAAGCGCTCAGGACGCCGCCATGCGAGTAACCGCCAACGGTACCCGGCTCAACCGATTCGATAAACCCGTAGATCTCGTCGCCAGCCGCACACAGAACGACGGTGTCGCCGCTCAGCTTGACCGGCTTGCCGATGTCGTTGGTGGAGGCCTGCCCAGTGTTGTTGCCAATCAGCTCAGTGCGAGCCGGACGGTACGGGTCAACCTCTGCAACCCGATGAATCGTGCCGTAATAGTCAGCCATTGCTTAAACCTCAAAGTGTGTATGGATCAGTTCTTGCCGCCGCTGACCAGCTCGAGCCGGTCAATCATCGGGTTGCGCGGCTTGTCGCTTTCTTCCTGAGGGCTCAACGACGTGCGCCCTTCGGAAAATCGTGCCACCAGCTGACTCCTAAGCGCGGCGTATTGCTCGGCCAGGGTCGTCGCCGACATGCCCTCGAAGCTCGACGGCGCCTGGCCCAGACGAATCTGCAGCCCACTGCACGCCTCACGCACGATCGGGGCCAACGCCTCGCCGTCTGAGAGGTGCTGGGCGACCTTCGCCTTGAGCGAGTTGTTCTCGCTGAGCAGCGTCTCCACGCGGGCCGACAGCTTCTCGTTCTGCTGCTCCAAATAGGAGGTCAGAGAGTTGTCTTTACCGCTTGCGACGGGAGCGGGAACAGGCTTTGGAGCCTCACCGGATTCAGCGGCGGCCCCGCCGTCAGCCGTTTGCGGCTCGCTGGATGCTTGAGCTTCGGGGGTTTGGGGCTCGTCTTCGGCTGGTTCACTGACGACTCCGAGTTGGGTCAGTTCGTCTTTATCAGCGCCAGCAAGCAGCGCTGCCTTGGCTGAATCCGACAAAGTGATGGGCTTACTCATGGATGATGCTCCGGAAGAATGGGTAGATTGAGAGGCGTTGATCTCATTGATGAGCTGGCTAATGTCGACCGGCCCCCGATCCGCCAGATTCAGCGCAATTGCGTCATTATAGAAGAAGGTTGCCCCAGTTGCCCAGCGTTCCGTAGAGACGCCTGCCAACGACGGACGATTGCGCGCAACGTTGGAAATAAAGACGCCATGCAAATGCGCCGTCTTTTCCTCCATCAGCTGCCGACCGCGCTCAGACAGCGGCTCTGCTGGATGCAGCAACGCCTTGTCTTTCCCAGAACGCACGACATGCACGTCAACCCCGTTCTCTTTCAGCCGTCGCGCCATCGAGGAAAACGTCATGATCGCGCCAATCGATCCCACTTCTCCCAACTCCGCCATGCTGATCTTCTGCGTCGCCGAGGCCAGCCAGTAGCCTGCCGAAAGGGCTGCCTGTGGCACCCACGCCTGCACCGGCTTCACCTGAGACGCCTGGTCAATGAACGATGCCAGCTCACGCAAGCCGCTCGCGTCCCCGCCAGGAGTGCGCATATCGTAAATGATATCAGTGACTTGCGGATCGTCTAGCAGCATATTGTGCGCTGCAGCAATCGCGTCGTAGCCCGTCCCCCCAAAGATCAGATTGAAAAACGAGGTCCCGGTCGTCAACGGCCCGTCGATGGTAATCACCCCGGCATTGCCGTATTTGGACACCATGTTCGCCGCCATCATGTCGACAAAGCTGGTCCGCTCGTCCTCGTCTTCGTCGTCCTCGACATACAGCTTGGTGTCTTCAGCAAGCTGCTGCATCCGCATCTTGTAGAGCGGCTCGTACTTGCCTGGGTCTTCGTAGTACGCAATCGCCTTCACTGCAAAGTCGACATACGACTCTTCCGATCCCAACCAGACTTGAGGAATTTGAATCATAGTCAGACTCGCTGTACGTTATCGCGCCCGCCCGCCGAAGACGGCGTATCGGGCTTTACCGCCGCATTGCGGGCATTCGTTCCAGACGCCGGCAACGTATCGGGCTCTTTACTCTTATAGAAGCCGGTGCCTGAGAGCGTCTCAGCGCTTGCCGGTAGCGACCCCAGCCCCAGCAGGGTCTGCGCTTCATCGTCAGTGACACGGCCATACGACAACAATTCAAGCACTCTGCTCTGGCGCATCGACTTGTGCGCCTCCAGCTCCGACTCAGGACGCAGATCGACTGGATCAAACTTGAACTTCACGTACGCATCGACGCCCATCAACCGCACCGCCAGCGTCAACGCCCTCGAAAGCACCGTCTTCACCGGCCCTTGGAACATCCCCGCCAGCTTGAGCGCCAGCATCGCCTCGGTAGAGGCCACGTTTTGTGAACCACCCGCCATGCGCATTCCCATCATCGACGGATTCGTCTTCAACGCCGACGCCGCCAATCCTGACAGCTCCGCCAACAACTCCTTGTAGTCGCGCTTCTCGCCGGTCGTCGACATCGAATCGACTTCCGCCAAGTTGTAGTACACCAACGCATCTTCCGGCTCCAGCCCGCTCAGCAGCGTCTCCACGCCGCCGCGCACCGTCTCCAAGTACGTCTCCAGCTTCGCCGCATCGCCGGCGATGTCGGCCGGCGCAGCCGCTCTCACGCGGTCATAGTCGAGCGACACCAGCAGTCGCGGCCCGCCAGAACGGCGCACCACCCGCTGCATGTCCTCAATGAACGACTCATAGGCAATCAACCGCTTCACGCCCGCCACCATCACCGGCAACGTCATCAAGCGATCTGCCGACTTGGCCATTTCGGCAACGAAGAAATTCGGGATATTCAGCTCCGCCTCGACGCCTCCTGAAACCCGCTGCACCGGATAGCGCCCGCCGCGCCCATTGGAGCGCCATTCGAGCTGATCGTACGGCACCGTCACCAGCTCCGACGGGAACAGCTCCCGGTCGAGCACCAGCTCGAGCCCGACGCCGCCTGTCTGCAGCGCCTCCAGCAGCAGCGTCTCCACGATCTCATCGAGCGAGCGCTTGTCCTGGTAGCCTCTGGTGTAGTTCCACAGCGTGTCCATGCCCGCCACCACCGTCTCCGCCGCCATCAGCCCTTCCCGGCTGAACTCGTTGGTCGACGCCTCGTACGCTTCCACCCGCCAATGACTCTTCGCCATCGACACATACTGCAAAATCGCCGTCGAGACCGTTCCATCATTCTCAAACAGCGAGCGCATCAACGACGAGGCTGACGTCCCGCTGCGGAAATTCTGAATCGACTGGTTCGGATCGACCCGATCGTCGCGCCGCAACCGCTCTCCGCGCGCCACCCCAGTCGACACCGTCTGGGTTCGTATCCTATTGGCTAGCCGTCTCGGTAGCTGTATCGCGGGGGGTTTTGCCACAAGTGCAGGCCCGTTTATGGGGGAAATGTCGATAAAGATGTGTAGTTTGGGGGAAATTCTAACCTATTCCACAGCCTGTGCAACAGCAAAATTTGCCTCATGCGGCCGTTTTCAACCGAATTCTGCTGACAATCGTACCCGCCGAACTCAATATAATGGGCGCCACTGCCGCATCCTGCATCTCCAACGCCGTAAAAGCGTACACGCAGGCCATGAAAAAGTGCGTCTCTGGCGACGTTGAAATCCACCGCGACACATCCTCTCCTGTCGCTGAATAGTCCTCAATGCGCTTCATGTTGAGCAAATGCAGCTTTATTTCGTCCTGATGTGCTGTATTCACAGCAAACTTAACTTTTCCGCTGTTTACTTGCTTCACAAAGTGATCCAACATCCTTGTCCGTGAAATCGCCACAAGCCCTTCGCCTTCCTTCAGCTCAAATGCTTCAAGCTTATTCTTCCCTCCCCGCGTAAAGTAAGCCCCCCACACCCTGTTGTATGGCAATATTCCTTGCAACGCCTTGACACTGGAGAAGTCCGGAGCCTGGTCAATCACACACCCTGTGCACCCTCGCTCCATGTAGCGATCATACACTGTTTGTTGAAGCGCCCCTTCCCCCGTCTGCACAATCTTCTCTGCCCCGAAGAACGTCACCGCATCGCCTTGCTTCCATGCGTGTACTAGATGGCTGGTTTTGCCGACATCAACGCCGATCACCGAGCCGTACACTTTCTGAGAACTGGCAACCGCCGCCGCACTAAACGCATTGTCCAACACGCCCGGCAAAATCATCGCTTCCGCCGAGTCAAACGGTACGCCTAAGGAGTACTGGAAGAATTTGTCGGTCTTCTTATAGAGGGACAGGGAGCGGACGATCTGCGGAATCGACTTTATCCCCGCGACATCGGTCGGCATCACTTGATAGGAATGCGCTACTCCAAGCTGGTTCAGGCGATCCTTGAATGTCGGTACCCACGCCCTTCTGGAGGCGTCCGCCAGGTTTGCCCGCGTGATCTCGTTGCCGCAGCACCGGCACTTTATCCATGATTTGTCGACAGCCACGTTCGGGTCAATCAAATCGGCAGGCAGCAGATCCGTCAACGGTTTGTCGAAGCCGGGAATGACAATGTCCGTCACCGGATCAACCACTACCCACTGCGCGCAGCGCTCGTGGTAGCACATATAGCGATGCTGCGTGCCGTGCTCGTAGGCGAGCGTCACGCCCATGCCGGAATACAAAGGGGTGCTGAACTGGGCAAGCGTCTTCTTCTCTTCTGGCAGGTGCTCCAGGCGCGACATGAAGGTGCCGATCACGCTCGGGTTGCAGAACGACACCTCATCATTCACAACAGCCGCACAAGGAACCGAAATCGCTTGCGAGTCAGAATGCGCCCCAACTACATGCAGGTAAGAGCTGCCAATTTTCTTCAAGTCAGCCGAATCGACGTTCTTATCAAGTAATTGCTTGAGCTTTTCTGATTTCTCTAATGCCGCAGTAATGCGGGTGGTCATGAATTTCCGTGCATAGGCCGCCGTTTGCAGCGAGTAAATGATGTTGCTGTTTGGTAAAACGGCTAGCAAACCCAATGTAAAGTTCACAAATAGCTCTGAAGTTCCTACCTGAGCTGCTTTCTGGACAACCAAATGGGGGTGCGTATCGTCAACAATTCCTATTTGATACTCATGGTTCTTGAATGACCACGGTCTCTGGGGATTGGCAGGGTCTCTGCAATTGGCAAGTATCCATTTTTTCAACCCTTTACGACCGCCACTGCTCGAATTGATCGACGCAAGCCGGTCGAGGGCATTCTCGACGGTGTTGAGATTCACGTTTGGCATGGCGAGATTGTAGCAGAAAGAAATCAAGAGAATGTGAGGAGAGAAGCGCTAGATAGAGGGGGCTATCGGAATTCTGTGGTCGCTTTTTGTCGAGGGTTCTGCGGGAGGGAGCGTCAATTGAAGGAGTAAGGGGGGTTCTGCGGAGGTGTGGGAAGGGCTATCGGGATTCTGTGGGGAGAGAGGGTA